TAATTTTATTTCAATTATATTTTTTAAAAATTAAAACGTATGTCTCGAATAGATGAATTAAAAAAACAGTTTCCTGAATTAAACATCACAATGTTTGATTTGTTTAAAAGGATTGATACCTCAAATACTTATAAATATTTCCCAATTTTATGTAAAATTTTAGGGGTAAGATTTAATATCAAACATAATTACGGAAATGGTGGAGAAAGGCTTAATGATGCAAAATTAGATTTACATTCAAGTTTATTGGATAAAGGTATTTCTACGGATAATCTTACTGATAACGAATTATTTGCACTTTACAATCTTACCGATTATCTTGTTACTGACCATCTTACAACAATAAAAGATTTTATCAGATACATGGATAAAAATCTTATTGAAAATAAAGATGTTACTTCTTATTCAACAATAGATGATTTAAGAGCTGGGATAACATTAGCATCGATGAAAGAATTTAATAAAGACCTTGAAGGTCAGGTAATTAAAGAGTTTGAAGATGAAAAATGGTTAGTAGTTAGACCATTAACTTTTCAAGCGTCTTCCAAATATGGTGCAACAACCAGATGGTGTACAACATATAAAAAAGACAAACATTATTTTAAAAAATATTGGGAAAAAGGTATTTTAGTTTATTTCATTAATAAACAAAGTGGGTATAAATTTGCCGGATATAAAGGATTAAAGAACGATGATGATTTTAGTTTTTGGAATTCTGAAGATAGTAGAGTTGATTATTTAAATGTTGAGGCTGACGATTATTTATATTCTATTGTTAAACAAATATTTAAATCTAACAAAACAAATAAAGATTTATGTAGTGAAGAAGTATCAAACCAAGTTATCAAAGAATGTAATGATGATGTTAAACGTTTGTACTCGGAACCTCAGGTTGAAGAAATGGAAGTTAATGCTCCACGATACATGGGTGAAGCTATGATGGGTATGGAAGAACAAATACGAGAAGAAATTGACCGTGATGTTGTAAGACAATTAAGGGAGGTTGTAAGAGAACATTATCCTGAGGATTCAATTGCAGAAACAATGCCAATGAGAGCTTAAAATAAAAACCCACTTTATGGTGGGTTTTTTTATTACAATTAACGAAGTATTTATAATAGATGGATAATAGATTACAAGAAATATTTGAGAAATACAATATTACCGAAAAGAACAATTCTACAGGTAATTTAAAGAAACTTGAAAAGACAATCACTGAACTACAGAAGTTGGATAAGGTATTGTTGTTGACGTGCTCAAATAGATACAATTGGGACCCTAATAATGTTGATATCCCTAAATCAACGATTCTTGCCATGGTTATTCATGAATATTTAAATGATAAATCAGTTTTAATTGATGTTCCTGAATTAAACATTTTACCTTGTGAAGGAAATGTTTCAAGAAAAGATGGTAATTCTTGTGGAATACTTAAAGCAATGCTTAAAGATAAAAACAAAAATCCATCAGGTAATCATAGATGTTGGGCGAGTTATAATGACCCAAAAGATGAGTTATGGAAAATATCCAAAGAGTTATTTGAGTCTGACGCTGTCATATTCTTTAGTTCAGTGAGATGGGGTCAAGCAAATATGTTTTATCAAAAATTAATTGAAAGATTGACTTGGATTGAAAATAGACATACAACTTTGGGAGAATCAAATCTTGTTGAAAATGTTCAAAGTGGTTTTATTTGCACGGGTCAAAACTGGAAAGGAATGGATGTTGTAGAAACTCAAAGAAAAGTCCATTTATACTATGGATTTAAACCAAATAATAATTTTTATTGGAATTGGCAATTTACAACCAAAATTAGTGATGAATCTAAAGAATCTTACAAAGAAGCTTTTCCAACATTTGTGAAAAAATTTGATTTGAATAAATTATATTAAAATTCTTCTATTCCCTTTAATTATTTATAACGGTCTTTGGTTCCAATAAATGTGTAAACTATTATCAAGACCTAACATTTTAAAAAAACTTGAAATATCTTTGTTGATTTTATAAGTATAACTACCTTTTGTCCAATCAGGGTCCATATCTAAGAAAAAATTTATTCTATTAGGATTCGCATTTCCATAAGTTATTTTATGAACACTAAGTTTAATTGGCCCATCATCTTCACCAACTAACTCATTGTTAATTTCAGGTGTTATAACATCATCAAGATAAAGTTGTAAATATTTTTTAATTTTATCTATTTCCATTACCAAGAATTTGAAGATGATAATCCTAATTGTTTTGCATAACGACCAATATGACAAGACCAATATCCTGGAGTTGTTCTATCTGTTTTTTGAGAACATTTATGACGAGCTCTAAATGATTTTGCTGCCTTTTTGTTGGCATTTCTAACTTTCAATTTTGGGTCTCCAAATGTTACTTTTTTAACACCACCTGTTTTACTTTTAACATAAACGGCAAATTTCTTAGGTCCACCTGGCGTTCTATGTGGTTTATTTAATTGAACATTTTTACCATGAAGCTTGGCTTCTCTTAAGATATCTTCCTCAGTTTCTGTTTCATGAATATATGGTGCGTCAAGGTAAATAAGTCTTTTACCTATTTTAACTTTTTTACCTAAATCAGATTCAACCATTAAAATGTCATCTTCATTTAAATCAATTTTACCTTCATTCCAAAGTTCTCTAACTTCATTAACCAAATTAAAATATGATTCAGAATAAACTCTGAAAACATTGTTAGTTAATGTCATATCATTATCAATATGATATTTTAACTCTTCAGACACTTCAACATCTTCTGTTAAAATCAAAGATTTGTCAAAATGTGACTCTAAAGACTCTCTTATTAATTCTCGTAAACTATCCATATTATATTTAATTGGTATTTTAATTGTGTATTTATAATAAATAGTCAATAACTATAAGTTTATAAACTATTTATTGGTTATAAACACAAATTACTATGATACTAAAAAACGGCTCAAAAGGAGAAGAAGTTAAAAAACTTCAATCAAAATTAGGAACAACACCTGATGGTACATTCGGTCCGGGAACTGAAAAGTTAGTTAAAGAATGGCAAACTAAAAATGGTTTAACCGCTGACGGAATTGTTGGTGAAGGAACTTGGAAAAAAATGTTTTCGGGTGAAGTTATTAAAGAGGATGTTGTTATCCCAACCGGAGGACCATTCAAATTAGAAAAATTAAAAGGACACATTCCTGAATCGGTAATTGCTCAGATTCCTGACACAGCAAAAAAATTCAATATTACAAACGCATTAAGATTGGCGCACTTCTTGGCTCAATGTGGTCACGAATCAGGTGGATTTAAGGCGGTTTCTGAAAATGTAAATTATTCTGCGGATGGTCTTAAAAAAATATTCCCAAAATACTTTCCAGGTAATTTAGCAGAATCTTACGCGAGAAACCCTGAAAAAATTGCATCAAAAGTATATGGTGGAAGAATGGGTAATGGTGATGAATCAACAAAAGATGGATTTAAATTCAGAGGTCGTGGTTATATTCAATTAACAGGAAAACAAAACTACACAAACTTTGCAAAATTTATTGGGGAAGACACTGTGTCTAATCCTGATTTGGTTGCAACAAAATATCCATTGGCATCTGCAGCATTCTTCTTTGACTCAAATAAATTATGGTCTATTTGTGATAAAGGAGCGGATGATGCTACGGTAACTGCAGTAACTAAAAGAGTAAATGGTGGGACTATTGGTTTACCGGATAGAATTAAACATTTTAAGGAATATTATAATTTATTAAAATAATTTTTCCTAATCACAAAATTAAATACCTTTGTAAAAAAAATCATTTGGAACCTTTAATATTTAATAGCGAATTCTTACCTGAAGTACAAATTGCAGTTGTCTTATCTGAACATCCTCAATACGAAGACCTTAAACCAATGTTTGATGAATATGGTTATGGGTTTATGGTACCAGGTAAAAACTTAATTATAATTGATGGTGAACAGTTGATTAATAACTTTAATGCTGACGTACTTAAGTTTATTGAAGCTCATGAAGTATCGCATATTATTTTAGGACATGATGGTCCAAGAAACGATAATGAAGAAATGGACGCTGATTTAGGGGCGTATTTATTACTTAAAAAAATTGGTAGATTAGGTTCTATCAAAACTCTTTTGAAACACTTTAAAGAGCGTCATGGTGTTAAATTTGATGAAAAATTATTAGATAGAGTAAAAAATTCATTCTAATGCTATCTAAGAGTGGACTTTTTTAAATATTTTTCATATTTATTTGTACACATCGCTCCTCAAGGAGTGTTCTCATATATTTTTCCAAAAGACCCGTGAAATTATTTTGACGGGTCTTATTTTTTTATTATCTTTGTAAAAAATATTAACGATGGAACCAGAAAAAGACATATTTGACCAATGGTATGATGAAAGAAAAAAAAGACCTTGGATTGTAAGAAAATTACGATTTATACCATTGTGGTGGAATCACGATGGAAGATATTACCACAAATACATTAAGGAAGGAGTAAAAAACCTAATTTATTGGATTCCAATCATATGGAAAGACCGAAATTGGGATAGTCATTACATCTTTGATATAATGAAACACAAATTATCCGCTCAAGCCGATTATATTGGTCGTAGAGATTTACACACTCGTGCTCAACAAGATGCTCGTAGAATGAAACTATGTGTAAAATTAATGGGATTAGTTCAAGAAGAGTTTTATTCCTCGGAATACTCCGATTTTCATAAAACTAAACATTGGTTTGAAGATGTTCCTGACAGACCCGGAATTTCTTCTTGGGAATCGCGATTATTAGAAGAAAATTTTGATGATTACTTCAAAAAATACCCACTTATTTACAAAAGAGTAATAAATGGTGAGGGTGTTTTTGGTAGAAAAGGTCGTGAAGACGATAAACAAATCATCGCAATGAATATTGGACACATAAATCACGATAGAGCAAGAAAATTGTTATTCAATATTATGAGTGACAATATTGAGGGTTGGTGGGATTAAAAAAAAAATAAGTTATGGTAGGAGTTTATGCAATTATGTTTTTTGTTGTTTTAGGGATATCGGCCCTTTGGGTTAAAGGTATTACTGACATGCACGAAAAACATCCCGATTATAGAGGTGAAGATTTATTTGGGGACGGATTTAATTTTGATGACAAAAAAGAAGACGAAGAAGATAGAAAAGATTATGACGAAGATTAAACTATTTTTACTATCTTTGTAAAAAAATAGAAATTATGAAAATAACAATGTTGAGTGATACTCATAATAAACACAAACAAGTTACATTAGATTTACCTGGTGGAAACTTGTTGGTACATAGTGGTGATATCTCTTCAATGGGTTACGAACATGAAATCAGAGAGTTCTGTAAATGGTTTAATGGTATTGAGGGTTATACTCACAAGGTATTTATTGCCGGAAATCACGATTGGGGTTTTCAAAATAATGTTGACAAAGTAAAAGAAATATTAGATTTCTACACTGGAATAACTTATCTTCAAGATAGTGAATTGGTAATCAAAGTTGGTGATGAAAGAGAAGTAAAAATTTACGGTAGCCCTTGGCAACCTTGGTTTTACGATTGGGCTTTTAATCTTCAAAAAAATGGCATTGGATTGGCGGCTAGATGGGAAGCAATCCCTGATGATACTGACATCTTATTAACTCATGGACCAGCATTTGGTATATTAGATACCGTTGAAGGTAGAAGACACGATAATTTGGGTTGTGAGTTATTAGTTGAAAGATTAGAAAGATTGAAGGTTAAACTTCATAATGTTGGTCATATCCACACCGGATATGGTTATGTTAGAAAAGGAGATACGCATCACTTTAACTCTGCGGTTTTAGATGAAAGATACGTCTACACTCAAAAACCAATGACTATTGATTGGAATCCGGACACAAAC